GATAAGAACCGGATAAAGTTTTGTGCGTAAATACGTTAGCACGATATGGTTCAATGCTAGGGGAAGTGCCACCACATATAATGCTACTACTGGCATTAGGAGCAATAGCCATAAGATGAGCGTTACGCTTATTGCTACCATGTATATCAGGAGCTTCACCACGTTCATTGGCAAGTCTTTTAGTAGCCTCCATAGATCGCTCTTTGATATGGGAGAACGCAACATTGTTGATGCTTGTAGATCGTAACCCATTGAAAGGTAGTCCTTGACTTTGGAGTAAAGCGTGAAAGCCCATCGCTCCAAGACCCACCGACCTTTCTCTATACGCTGAATAAGCAGCTTTAAGTAGTCCTTCTTTTTCTTCTCTAACATATTTTTTAAACCTCTCAAAATTTGCACTATAACCGCCAAGTTTACTTGTGTCTATAATGGCTTCAATAAAATGTTCTAATACATTATCAAGCATTGTAATTAGATCATCAATAAACTGATCATTCTTTTTCCACTTATCAAAGTGTTCTAAGTTGACCGAAGATAAACAACATACTGCGGTTCTCTCTTCGTTAGTAGCTAGAACTATTTCAGAACATAGGTTACTTTGATTTACTTTTAAACCTAAAGCTTTCTGTTCTTTAGGTAAGTGTTCATTGCAGGTGTCTATGTTGACCATGTAAGGTTCGCCTGTCTCAGCTCTAGCATTTAACATCTGCCACCACAAGTCTCTAGCACTCATAATCTTAACAGCTTCACCACTCTTAGGATCAATTAACCTCCAGTCTTCATCACCTTTAACTGCATCTAAAAATTCATTCGTAATATTAATTCCGTTGTGTATGTTTAAACACTTCCTATTTATATCACCGCCCGATTCTTTACGCATGTTAATAAACTCTTCGACTTCAGGATGTGATATATCCATGTAAGCAGCATATGAACCTCGTCTAGTTACACCTTGATTAAAGGCAAGCATCTGAGAATCTACGACATGCATGAAAGGGATTGAACCAGTAGAACGACTATGGTTAGAAGTACCAATGCCATTGCTTCGAACACTTCCCCAATATCCACCGATGCCTCCACCTGAACTTGCGAGCCAAATGTTCTCATCATAGTGATCAGATAACCCACGCCTACTATCAGGTACGTAGTTGAGAAAGCAGCTAATAGGTAAGCCACGAGTCGTTCCCCCGTTAGAAAGTATAGGGGTACTAAACATAAACCACAGATCGGAACTGTACTCATAAAGTCTCTGTGCAAGACTGAAATCAGTCTCTCCTTTATATGTAGCCCCGAAAACACTAGCCCTTGCAAAAGCTTCTTGAGCATGACTTTCTTCCTCCCAAAAATATCTATCCTTTAATGTATCTAAACTAAACTTGTCTAGTTTCTTTTCTTTATCATAGTCTATAACTATTCCTAAGTAAGGCTTCTTGCCTACTTTGTCTTCGACCATTAGTCTTTCTCCTTGTCATTCAAATGTAATGCAATCAATGCATAGTGTATAATCTTAAGTAGGTCTGCATCAGACTTACCATTCTTCTTACCATACCTCATAGCATACTTCATGATGTTACCTATACAGAAACCTTCACCATGTCCTGCATCAATAATCATATCGGTTGCTTGATACTTAGAGTGAGCATAGTGTTGTGTATAGGTGCTATCAATATATTGTTTAACACCATTTAAGTTTATGTTCTCATCAAATTTATATTCCATATTTAATTCTTCCATTCGTTCGGTAATGTATATTCAGTATACCATTGAAAGTCATTAGCGGTTGCCCACTCTGCATGACTTCGTTTAGTACCATCTTTTCGTTTCTTTGCTTGAGGCATAGGTGCAGAGGGTTGAGCAAAAAGAAATACGAGTTCTTGATTTTCTTTTAATCCTTTTCGTATCCATATGTATTTACTGTACTCTGCGTAATCCCAAAATCTACCTTTAGCTTCTAATAAATATTCTATGTCATTAAAAGTTCTTGTAAAGTCAGGTTCATATGTATGCTCAACTGTGTAAGGAACTTTGTCTGCATGATGTGACCACTCAGTTAATAACTCTTGATGTAATTCATACTCCCAATTAGAATCATATCCTTTAGGTAGATTCTTTTCTATTGGTCTAACCTTACGTGGCTTGCGAAATCCTTTCTTCATTAGTGTATTATCTCATACTTAGGTATTTCTGTCAAGCGATTTGTGCATTCTTTACTAAGTAATTCAGATAACTTTTCAACAACATCTGTCTCTACAGTATCAAGTTTATTGCCTGAAAATAAATAACTACCTACGACTACAATTAATTCTTCAACTTCTATCTTATCCAAATCCCAAGATATAAAAACATCATCCACGTTCTAACTCCTGTACTGTAATGGTCGTATAATCTTTTCGTCCTTGTCGAATATGTTTTTTAATTCCTTTTATAAACCAACGTAACGTATACGCAGAAATGTGTAAACTTCTGTTCGCATAGATGTGTGTTTGATCAGGAATATATTCTTCTAAGTTATCTACTGTAACTTTATCTTTCTCTTCATCAGGTACAATACTTTGTAACCAACTAACCATTAAGTTTTTTGCTTGCTTTCTTATTTTCTTTTCTAGCTTTGAATTCATTTGTTATCTCCTCGACTTTAGGTTCTTTAACCACGTTTGTTAGATATGAAAGACCATTGGCATACTTAAATACTCTAAGACCTTTTCCATTATTAGAATCTTTATGACACTCAACTTTATGCCTACAAAAAAAGCATCCTCTAGCGAGTTTCATATTGCCTGACTTACCATCAGGGATAGGAGTGTAACAGATGTCAGGCGGTGCTGACTTCTTTAAAGACTTCTTGACTGTATCTATTTTACTCTCTATGTTAGGTTTGTCAAGTTCTTCAGGTATATAAAGTGCAAGTTCTCCACTTTCTTTATTCATAGCTAAGAACCCACCATCAGAAGTACCATGTCCTGCTTCATAACCTGCGAGTTGTGAAAGATATCCAAAGGTATCATCGTCTGCTAGTGTTCCATCTTTAAACTTCTTAAAGGCGAAACCTGATGCAGTCTTAACGTCTACTACTTGACCATCAATCACACAGTCCATGTGACCTTCAACTCCTTTAACCTTGACGTTCTTCTGTTCGTCTGTAACCTCGTGTCCGGCAAGTCGTACAAGAAGAAGAACAACTTCTTCAAGCATGTGTCCATAAAGAAACTTTATAAACGTAGAAGGAACTATTGAATTACTTTCGTCAGGGTATTTCATATCATACCATAACTGTCTATTTGGTTTACCTATGTTAGACATACGTAACGTACCAGTTGCTCGTTCAGTAGGTGTGGACCAATGACGAAGAACCTCTTTCATATCTTCACCAAACTTATCTATAACTTCGTCAGACAAGTCAAGAGATTTACCCTCGCCAAGTACGGATAGTTTAGAGTAGATGTCTTCTACTAGTGTGTTTAGTTTTTTAGTTGACATAAGTTAGTCCCTTTTCAGTATATAACTTTTTATAAAATGTTGCAACCTTTTGTATTTGGTCTGGTGTTGCTTGATTCTTAATTGAGTTTGCCATAAGCGATACAATAATAATATTATCTTTTACATATCCTTTCTCAGGCACTATTCTATCTAAAGAAGGAGAAGTTTGCCAGTTGTTTTTATCTTTACCTTTACCCCAAGCTTGCCCTACTTTATTTAATTCAAACTTAGTTCCTAAAATAGGACATTTATCTGTTATTATTTCTCGTAAATCTTTTACTGTAAGATTATAAGGAACATTACTTTTTCGTGCTCTATTTCTAGCTCCTTCTCTCATATCGTTTAGATGTCTAGCATCTCCAACTTGTTTTTCTTTTCTTTGTTTCGTTTTTAGTTTGTTTTTATTTAGTTTAAAACATTTATTACATATATACATTCTATTTTCAGAATTAGATTCATACCAATTATATCCTTTTTTTTCTGTTCCTTTAACTAAAGAAACATCACAACTTTTACATGCTTTAATGTGTTTCACTCCAGTTATCTCCTACTTTGTATTCGCCATCCATAGGACAACGAAGGTTATAATACTCTCCTGCTTTAATGATACAGTCTACTGCCAGTCTACCTACATTTTCAGCAATGTCTTCTTTAACTTCCATCTGCCATTCATCGTGGATGTTAGCTACAAACTTAGCATCGAAGGTGTTTAAACTGATCAAAGCATCTAACATGGCTAGTCCTCGCTTCATAACAATTGCACCACCACCTTGTAATAAAGTGTTGAGAGCAGCGTGCTGTGTGCGAATTAAAAGCTTACGTCCATCTATTCCCTTTAACCAATGCTTCCCTGAAGCTCTTTGTACTTTCTCTCTAAGAGTTTTAAATGATGGATTATTATTAAGGAATTGTTCTCTAAGTCTTTTACCACTCTCTCTGTTTCCTCCAACCACACTCCCAAGTTTTGCATCTCCTGCTCCGTATATAAGTGCATAGATGAATGTCTTTGCCTGATCTCTTGATTCAAGTCCTGCAGCTTTCTGATTAGCGGTGTGTATGTCTCCGTTAATGATTTCATTTATATATTCCTCGTTTTGCATATAGTGTGCAAGCATTCTAAGTTCAAGTCCACTTGCATCTATACCTACTAATTTATATCCTTCCTTAACTGTCCAACATGCTCTGCATTCTACACCATAAGGACTGTGTATGTTAGGAACTTGAGCCATGTTAGGACTTCTATGAGACATCCTGCCTGTAATTGTTCCGTTGGGAATTACGAATCCATGTACTCTCCCATCATCATCCATTGCTTTAATCCAAGAATCAACTTGAGCAATACGCTTCTGATAGAGAAAGTAATCAGCAATTAGTTTTGCTTGTGGTATCTTATCGATCTTGCCAAGTGTAGTCTCGTCTACTATCGGCTGACCAGTAGGAGTAAACTTCTTAGGCTTCCAACCAAACTCCATCAAGTACTCACCAACCTGTTTACGTGAACCAAGATTAAAGTCTTGAAGTTTCCTACGCATAAAAGGTTCTATGTTATTAGTAGGTAATCTTTCTTCGTACTCTTCAGGAGTTAGTCCTGACTTAGATAAGCTTCCATCCTTCTTAAGTTTAGGTATAACTTGTCTGATGTCAACTAACTTAGGTTTAAATTCTTTATGAACTTCATCCTCTGCTCGTTGCATCTTCTCCCTAAGATCAGCCAAAAGTAATTCAGCTTTTTGTAAATCAAATTGAAACCCTGTGTTCTCTTGTGTCTTTATAATATCTGCAACGTTTTGCTCAAGTGCAACACAGTCTTTAGTAAAACCTGATCCTTCTTTTTTTAAGTGCTTGAATAGAACTGTGTTAAGATGTACATCCCTGACACAATAGTCTAACATATCTTTAGAATAGTTTAAGTAATCTTCAAACTCTATCTTCTTAAAGCCTAAACGAAAACCCCACTTCTCTAAACTATGTCCACCTTCTCGTACTGGATTGAATAGTCTTGACATGACAAGCGTATCTACAACTGGCTTATGTCTAAGCTTAACCTTACTAAACTTCTCAACCATAGGTATATCAAAACCTATAATGTTGTGACCGATTAGCTTGTCGGCTTTCTCTAATAGATCATAACCTTCTTGTAACTTATCAGGTGGAAACTTGTAAGTCTCCCCTGAGTCAACGTCTTGTGCTACAATACAATGTATCTTTGTAGCTTTAAGATCGTCTGTCTCTATGTCAAATACTAAATCCATATCTATAACTCCAAGAGTTCATTATCATCATCTTCAAATTGATCTTTAGGAACTTCCCTTAGTCTACCAGTTTCTCTGTCATAAAGCAAGTGACTCGCTAGTCCTACATCACCTGTGTATCTAGACTTCAAGACTCGCATCCTAGTTGTATTAGATTCTTCCATATCATCTGACTGTTGATTCCTTTCAAGTGCAATCACACAATCGCTTAACTGTGCTATGCTTTGTGAACCTCTCAAGTGTGAAAGACTTACCTCGACTCCATTCTCGTGTCCTTTGTTACCATCAACTCTACGTAGGTGCGATACTAAAATCATACCTACATTTGTTTCTTCAACTATACTTCTCAGTCTAGTCATGATGTTATCAATAGATCTCCGTTCATCACCTTCGGATAAGGCAGACACTAACATATGTAAGTGATCTACAACAATCCATTTACAGTCACAGGCAATGATCATGAAACGAATCTTATTAAAGATTTCGTCAATACTATTTGTTCCGAAGTGAGCATGAACCCAAACTCTGTTCTTGTTCTCTCCATCATATAAGATGTCAAAGAACTTATCAATCTCTTGTGGACTAAACTGTTCTCGTTCTTGATCTATATATAATCTAGCGTTAGCTTCTATAGATAAGATACCATCAACAGTTCTTCTCCAATCTTCCTCAAGAGCAATGATTCCTACGTTGCCTGTAGTTTCCTTAATTAACCAATGCTCTAGCTCTCTAGTAACCGAAGACTTACCAAGACCAGTACCACCTGTAAGTGTTAGTAACTCGCCTTGTCTTAATCCATAAAGCTTATCATTCAAACCTTTCCAAGGATACGGAACACTTTCTTTCTGTTCTCTCGTAAAGAATTCTTCTCTAGCTTCTGATACATTAATGACTCCACTAGGTGTGTAAGTTTTCGCACTCCACCAAGCTTCAACAAACTCTTTGTGTTTGTTCTGTCTGAGCATATCATTAGCATCTTTATATCCTTCAGGTAGCTTCATGATCTTAGCTTTACTCGGTTGGAATAACATCGCTGCTTTTTTTGCAGCTTCCTGTCCTTGCTTGTCACTATCAAAACATATTACCACATTCTCAAAGCTTTCTAAAAACTCCAAGCTTTCTTTAATGTCTTTGACTGCTCCACTTGAGCCACGCTTAATAGAAACAGAAGCCCACTTACTACCCATTAATTCATAGCAAGCCATCGCATCGCACTCGCCTTCGGTAATGGTTACGTACTTAGCTTTCTGAAATAGTTGTTCTCCAAATAAACCTGTTCCATTAAAGCTACCCATGACCGAAAAGTTTTTATCTCGGACATATCTTACTTTAGTTGCAGACAATTCATGCTTGTTGTAATAAGGATATAAGTGTTGAACTATATCTCCATTAGAACTAAGAACACATTTAACCCCATACTTTTTAGCAGTTGCCTCAGATATTCTGCGGTCTGTTAAAGCCGAGTAGTCTGCTCCATGTGGATTGACTATTGGATTCGATGGTTCTTTCTTCTCTGTCATTGTCTTGCCTTTGGTTGCTTCATCGTAGTTAAGAAAGTAAGTGTCACAACTAAAACATTTAGCCGAGCCATCTGTATTCTTTGCTACTGGGTCGCTTCCACCACACTCAGGGCATGGTAATTTATATTCTGCAAAAGCCATATTGATTTCCTCACGTTATTAAAACTGGATGCTAGTTTTGTCAAGGTCTAGCAACTTGTTAGGCACACTAGTCCGAATCGTCAGACTCAGATAGTTCTTCTTCAACTACTTCGGCATCAGCTACTGCGTTTGCTTTTCGTTGACCTTCTCCATTAACGATCTCAACAATCTTATCAGAGAAAAAGTTTATACCCGCTTGCAACTCTTCCAAGTCCAAGGTTAGGTTTGCTTTCTTCTGATTCAATCGTTGCAGTCTCCCGAAGATTCCTTGTCCTTCTTCAGGCAAGTCCTCCACGTTAATCTGTACATCATCAATAGTTATAAAAGGTTTTATCTCTTCTTCTGTCATACTTAAAACTCCAGATCATCATCAATAGATTCTAATTCGCTACCATCAGAACCCGTGTACTCTACAAGGTCTAACACCTGTACCGCTTGAAGATCAAGTCCTTTGAAGTCTCCAAACTGATTAGATGTTTCCCACTCTCTATATTGTACTCTAACCTTTGATCCATTCCCGACAGATATGTCTAGTGGATTTTTATTAGCGTCCAATAGTTTAGGTACTGCATTAGGAGTACCATCCTTACGTTCAACTTTTCTTTTGAACATAATCTTTTTAACACCATCAGCATCTTTAACTCTAAAGCCACGATTTGAAAAATCATCCGCAGTCTTATCATCTAAGATCATAGTGATCTGATATTCAGGTGTAAAGGTAGTGTTCGGATTTTTAACTGCCGCCCACTCACATAGTCCTTCAAGTATTGCCATATATTTTCTCCTTTTTTTATTATTAATATTGAAGCTGTTTAAACTGTGAGGTTTTAAGTGAACTTCTAGACCTCAAACTAGAGCCATACTGAATGACATACTTACTAACTTTAGGGTGTATAGTGAGGGCTACATTGTTAGTAGTATAGTTCAAGGGCATTCTATATCTCCCTTAAATATTGTTCTTTAATTAATACTCTCATATATACCTTTATTATAACACAGGTCTATTATAAAAGTCAAATTCTTTTTTGAATTAATTTTAATTTCTTTCTCCACTTTCTTTTAGCATAGACTTCCATCGTTCCATCTGCATATCTAACCTCAAGAACTCCATTATTTGCATGAAGAGAAGTAACAGTATCTTTTGTAATCTGTTCAGCATACATCTTATGTACGTCATACTCTGTCAT